CAGCAAGAGCAGAAAAACTTGCGGCGGAAGCGCAAGCGGTTCCAATGGAACTTGAGATAGATAGAATCAACGCAGTAACTCGCAACCTAAAAGAAGGTGATGCGGAGGACAAGGAGTTTGAGCGACGGATGAAGTTTGCTGAAACTTTAATTAAAGAGCGAGAAGTAGAAGGTAAATTAAATGTTGACAGACAGAGAACTCCAGACAATATTCCTGAAATTCGAGAAGAGGTTGGAGCCGTTGGAGCAGGAGATACAGCAGTTGAAGTCCCAGCTGAACCAACTGAGCCAGCAGAAACAGTCGAGGAAATCTAGCGATGGCGACGAAGAAAGACCCAAGACTAGCACGCGCGGGCGTAAGCGGGTTCAACAAGCCGAAGAGAACGCCCAGCCATCCTACTAAATCGCATGTTGTAGTTGCGAAGCAGGGTGATAAGATCAAGACAATTCGTTTTGGTCAGCAGGGCGTTAAAGGTGCAGGGAAAAATCCTAAGACAGCAAAGGATAAAGCGCGAAAGAAAAGCTACTACGCGCGACACAATGCTCAGGACTCCAGTCCCAGTAAACTATCTGCGCGTTATTGGTCGCATAAGGTCAAGTGGTAATGGCTAAAGACGCAAAGCATTACAAGCGAGATGGCACTGAACACAAAGGTGGCACTCATAAAATGCCAGATGGCTCGCTTCATTCTGGCAAAACTCATGGGAAAACATCGGTAAAACTTTTCCATTTTGATGATCTTTCAAAGAAAGCAAAGGAGAAAGCTATGCCTGGCTATGGAATGAAAACAATGAAGCCTAAAAAGAAAAAGCCCGCTCTGCCCAAGCGAGGTCAGCGCACAATGACTAATCGAAAGAAAAAGAAGTAGTCATGCCCGCCAAGGCCAAATCCAAAGTTAATCAGGCTGGTAACTACACCAAGCCAACCATGCGAAAGAACTTGTTTAACAAGATCAAAGCTGGTGGAAAGGGCGGTAAGCCCGGTCAGTGGTCAGCCCGAAAGGCCCAGATGCTTGCAAAGCAGTACAAAGCCAAGGGCGGAGGCTACAAGTAATGGCACTTAAAAAGCCCCAGAAGTCTTTAAAGAAATGGACTAAGCAAAAATGGCAAACCAAATCAGGTAAGCCATCTACGCAAGGGTCAAAGGCGACGGGCGAACGGTATTTGCCTAAATCAGCGATTAAGTCGTTGTCGGCAAAGGAGTATGCGGCAACAACACGCAAGAAACGCAAGGATACCGCCGCAGGAAAACAACACTCTGCTCAACCCAAGCGGATTGCAAAGAAGACAGCGCGATCAAGAAAAGCCTGACTTTTTTTAGAAAGCGTGGTAAAAGGCAGTTTTCAACAAACTAAAGAGGGAATAGCATGACACCTGAATTAGAGGCGTACTTTAACAACTATAATGAGTTGTTTAACAGTGATGGATTTAAGCAGTTGATTGGCGAGCTTTCTAATAACGCCACGCAACTTGCAGATATACAATCGGTAAAGGACGGAGATGAACTCTTTTACCGTAAAGGCCAAGTGGCTGCGTTAGCTACAGTAATTAATCTTGAGAATACAATTACTGCGGCGCGAGAACAGGCGGAGGCCGAAGAACAAGAGGACATGGATGTATAAGATATACGATTTCCGTTGCGAAAACGGACATGTCTTTGAAGAAATGGTAGAGAGCGGTATCACAACCAGTAGGTGCGGTTGCGGTGCCAATGCTACTAAAATGGTGTCAGCGCCAAAGTGCGTACTCGAGGGTCATAGCGGCGACTTTCCCGGTCGTCACATGAAATGGGTACGAGAACACGAACAGGCTGGCAGAAAAAAATCTCCATAATGACTTAGTTCACGGAGTTTAATATGTCTAGAGCAACAATGATTGATTCGCACCCTGAAGAGGATAATGCGGACAACGTTGGAAACGAAGTTAATGAGATTCAAGAGTCTGAAGAGACTGTTGAGCAACCTCAAGCTGAAGCAGAGCAAGTTGTTGAGAGCGATGTCCCAGAGAAATACCGTGGTAAATCTCTAAAGGAAGTTGTTCAAATGCATCAAGAAGCCGAGCAGGTAATGAGTCGGCATTCTGCTGAAGTTGGCGAGCTTCGTAAGGTAGTGGATGAGCATATTATGGCTCAAACACAATCAGCACCTCAAAAGCAAAGTGTCGAGCCTGAAAGTGATATTGATTACTTCACAGATCCTCAGGCTGCTGTTTATCGTGCTATTGAGAATCACCCTAAAATTAAGGAAGCGGAACAATACACAGCAAACTACAAAAAGCAGACCGCATTAGCGGAGCTAAACAATAGGCATCCAGATATGCAAGGCATTCTGAATGATCCTAAGTTTGCCGATTGGATCAAATCCTCAAAAATTAGGACTCAGTTATTTGTGCAGGCTGACCAAGAGTATAACGCTGAAGCCGCTGATGAATTGTTTAACCTCTGGAAGGAGAGAAAGACAGTTGCACAGCAAACCGCAAGTGTTGAAAAACAAGTGCGGAAGCAACAACTCAAGGCAGCTAGTACAGGCAACACGAAAGGCAGTAGCGAGAAGACTCGTGAAAAACAATATCGCAGGGCCGACATCATTAAACTGATGAAAACAGACCCCGAGCGATATCGCATTATGTCGGATGACATTTTAAAAGCGTATGCAGAGGGTCGAGTCAAATAATCTTATAGGAGATTGACATGGCTACTGCAACTTATCCAGGCGCGGCTGGTAATACCGCGAAGACGGAAGCGGCAACGTTTATCCCAGAAATCTGGAGTGACGAGATCATTGCTGCTTACCAAAAGAACCTGAAGATGGCTCCGCTTGTTAAAAAGCTGGCTATGTCAGGTAAGAAGGGCGACAAGCTACACGTGCCTAAGCCCGTTCGTGGTGATGCAAATGTTAAGGCTGCTGACACTGCAGTTACTATCATTGCAAACACCGAAGGCGAATTGACAATCGACATTGATCGTCACTTCGAGTACTCACGTCTTATCGAAGACATCGTTGAAGTACAGGCGCTTTCTAGCCTCCGTCAGTTCTACACTGAAGATGCTGGTTACGCTCTTGCTGTTCAGATCGACAACGATCTACACGCAGCAGGTACTGGTTTTGGTGACGGCGGTGCTGTTGTATTTAGCCCTGCAGAAACTGACTACCAGCACAGTGGCTGTTTCTTTAACGACGGCGGTACAACTACTCAGTACACTGACGATACTATCGTTCCTGCTGACGTATTTACCGATGCGTTCTTCCGCGACATGATCCAGAAGCTCGATGACAACAACGTACCTATGGACGGACGTTCGCTTGTTATTCCTCCTTCTGTTCGTAACACCATCATGGGTATCGACCGATACGTGTCTTCTGACTTCGTAACGGGCCAAGCTGTAAACTCTGGCTTGATCGGTAACCTTTACGGTGTAGACGTCTACGTTTCAGCTAACTGCCGCACTATTGAAGCAGCTGGCGACAACACTGCCGGATCGGCTGACACTCGTGCTGCACTTCTGTTCCACTCTGATGCAATCATCATGGCAGAACAGCAAGCTGTACGTTCGCAAACTCAGTACAAGCAGGAATACCTCTCGACTCTGTACACGGCTGACTGCCTGTACGGTGTTCAGGTATACCGACCTGAAGCTGGTTTCGTACTCGCAATCGCCGAGTAACGAGTTTAGGGGTCAGCAATGGCCCCTTTTCCTTTTCTTTTGTAGGGGTAGTCGATGGCGTTATTTCGTGGCACAGGTGGATCTGGCGATGCTAGTACGGACACGTATGCGTCTGAGGTAGCACTAGAGGCACGGACTGCTTCTACAAAAGCAAATGAGGCTGCGGCATCTGCGCTATCTGCAGCAACCGCACAAGCGGCAGCGGAAGTTGCCCAGGCTGCGGCGGAAACCGCACAGACCAATGCAGAAACAGCGGAGACTAACGCCGAGACTGCGGAAACCAATGCCGAAACCGCAGAGAATGCAGCGGTAGCGGCACAAACATCAGCAACTACAGCCAAGACTGCAGCAGAAACAGCCCAGTCAGCAGCGGAAGTAGCCAAAACGACTGCAGAAACAGCAGAAACAAACGCGGAAACAGCGGAGACTAATGCGTCAGCATCGGCAACAACGGCAACAACCAAGGCTACAGAGGCGGCAACTTCTGCCACTTCTGCCAGTACTTCTGCCAGTTCTGCCAGTACATCCGCAACTAACGCAGCGACCAGCGCTACTGCAGCTCAAACTGCTCAGACTGCAGCAGAAGCAGCGCAGACAGCGGCAGAGGCGGCTCAAGAAGCAATTGATGGTCTTTACCTTGGCACTTCTGCTACCAACCCTACTGTTGACCTTAACGGCAATGCTGTAACGGTAGGTGACTGGTACTTCAACACTAGCGACAACACTACTCGAATCTACGATGGTTCCACGTGGAACAGTATTAACCCGGATCTTGTTGGTGACTCTACGCCACAGCTAGGCGGCAACCTTGACCTAAACAGTAATGACATTACAGGTACGGGTAACGTTAACATCACAGGCAATGTGGTACTTAGCGGTACTGTTGATGGCCGTGACGTAGCCGCAGACGGCACTAAGCTAGACGGGATTGAAGCAAGTGCCACGGCAGATCAAACCGCAGCTGAGATACGGACGCTTGTAGAGTCAGCAACGGATTCCAATGTATTTACTGACGCAGACCATACGAAGCTCAACGGTATCGAAGCTAGTGCAGACGTAACGGACACAGCTAACGTAACTGCTGCTGGTGCGCTGATGGACTCTGAGGTAACTAACCTTGCACAGGTCAAAGCCTTTAGCTCTGCTGACTACGCTACGGCAGCACAAGGCGCATTGGCTGACAGTGCATTGCAAAGTGGGGACAATATTTCTGTCCTAACTAACAACTCAGGCTATATAACTGGCAACGAAACGATTACTCTGTCTGGAGCAGTTACAGGTTCAGGCACAACTTCTATCACTACTACACTGTCAACTGTTGACGGGGGAACTTATTAATGACCACGATTAAACTCAAGAATGGTTCTG